CGACCTCGACGAGGTCTGCCCCGACGACGAACCGGATGACGACGGCGCGCCGGAATACCCCGACGACGACGGTGACCCCGTGGTGATGGAAGCGTACAGAAAAGCGGAGCAGGCCTGGAATCAGAAAGAGGCGGCCTACAAGCCGCGCACCTTTCGCCAGCTGCTCGAAGGCGTCAAGGTGACGCCGGTGGTCATCGAAGACCCGCGCACCCAACAGATCCGCACCCTGGTGGACTACACCGAAGCGGCCAAGGCCATCAAGAAGCTGCACAAGTTCGAACTGAACGACTGGCGCTATGGCGCACCACGGACAATCACCCGGCCCAGTGAATCGGCCGCCGACAAGGAAGCCAGGCTGCGCAAGGAAGAAGCGCAACGCGCCCGCCAGGAAGAGGAAAGCCGCTTCCGCCGCGCCCTGCTGGCCCAGGTCACCCTCAAGGGCACCGGCCCGCTCAAGCATGACGACCTGTGCCTGCTCGCGGAAAAGATGCTCGACGATTACAACATCGCGCAGGATGCCGAGGAGTTTTTCGGCAAGGAACCGAAGCCCGGCAACATGAAAGAGCCCGAGCTGCTCGCCCTGGTGCGCACGCTGACGGTGCTTGACTGCCTCAGCATCCACACCAGTCCGAAGTCCCTGCTCGACGTTGCCAAGCGCCTGAAGATCGACCCCGACAAGATCAAGAAAGACCTCAAGGCCGCGGCGAAGGCAGCGGACAAACCGGCCAAGGCGCCGGCCGCGAAGAAGGCGAAAAAGGCATGAGCGATCAGCTCATGACTTGCGACGCCGGATTCGGCAAGGAACTCTCCGACATGCTGAGAGCGAACCTGAACATTCCGGCGCACGTGACGAAATTTTCCGTGCATTTCGGCGTTGACGAGGTCGTTACGGTTGACTGCACGTACTACGCAACCGAACCATCGAGATCCGAACGATGAGCCAACCCAGCCTGCTGCCCAAGGAAGAAGTCCGGCGCCCGATCAACTCGAACCCGGCGCCGACGACCGCGAAACCCGCGGCGCCCGCTTCTCCGCCGCCCGAGCCCGATGTCTCCGCCCGCGCCTACGCCCTGGGCAGCATCCACACCCTCGAAGGCCTCACCCTCGACGGCGTCGCGCTGACCCGCTTCATGGGCGCGATGATGGACCAGCTGCGCATCAAGCGCGGCGAAGGCCGCACCGGCTGGAACGATCCCGCGCGCTGCACGATCGCCCAGCTCGAGGAACACCTGCAGGAACGCCTCGACGCCGGCGACATCGTGGCCGTGGGCCTGGCCGCGATGATGATCTGGAACCGCTGCAACCCGGAGGTAGTGACGACACGCGAAGGAATGGAATCATGAGTGAGACACCCACCCCCGTATGCGCGATTACGATCGCAGAAGTTGAGACGTTTCGCCGCGATGCCCTGATCACCCTGTGTCCCGAGCAGATGATGCCGTGGGCACTTCACGAGAACAGAGTGCTGAATGCGTTATGCGATCACTATGTTGCCGCCCTCGCCGGCCAATCGCGTCCACTTCCTCAACTAACCACTCCGCTCCTGCTCCGCGCCGCCGAGCTGCTCGAACTCCACGCAGACGAACTCAAGGCCGGCCACACCCTCGCCGATGGCACCTGGCCGGATCACGACGACAGCGATCGCCAGGCCAAGGCCGACCACGACGAAATGCGCCAGGTGGTGGAGGGACTGCGCTCCCTTGATCCCGCACAGGAACAGCCTGACAAGCAAATATGTCCAGATTGTGGGTCGGCTGGAAACTGTCTAGCTGGTTGCCCATCCAGACTATAGGAGAAATCATGAGTGATGCGATGCAAGCAGTACCGAGAAGCACGGCTCTAGTAAAAGCGTGGGAGGCTTATAAGGGGACGGACGACTACCAGAACACAAAAAGGTGGGCCATTCATCCTGAGCATGTTGAAGGCTCACTATGGGCGGTGTTTATGAAAGGCTGGAATGCCGCCGCCGTTCCAGCTACCCCACAGGAAGGGGTGAGGATGCCGATCAGCGAGTCGTACCTTGCTCTGGCGAAAGATCACGCCGAGGATATGTATGAGCGCGGCGGCACGAGAAATCAACTCGTGGCCAATGCGATCTGGCACATGCACGATTTCTGCACGGACGCCGCAGCTACCCCACCGGCACAGGAAGGGGAATTGGCGAAATGACACGCCCGCGCGTCGTGCATTTGCTCAGCGACGGCGAGATCCGCAACGGGGTGACGATCGACAATGGCATCCCGATCCCGGCGCCGGAGCTGAAGAAGAACGGCATCGACGAGCGCTGGCCCATGAGCCAGCTGCAGCCCGGTCAATCGTTCTTCGCCCGCGGCATTCTCAACCCCGGGAGCTTCTACACCCGGGCCAAGAAGCTCGGAATCAAGATCACCGTGCGCAAGATCGGCAACGTCGGTGTGCGCGTCTGGCGGTTGAAGGACGGCGAGGAAGGGGCAAAGCGATGAGCACGAAAATAGAATGGACCGACGCCACCTGGAACCCTGTGACCGGCTGCACCAAGATCAGCCAGGGCTGCAAGAATTGCTATGCCGAGCGCCTCGCGCCGAAGGTGTTTGCCGGCCAGACAATCTTGTCAGAGGCACCGTCGCGCGAGTCGCGCCCTCGCCTGTTCACCGATGTGCTCTGCCATCCATCCCGCCTCGACGCGCCGCTGCACTGGAAAAAGCCGCGCCGCATCTTCGTGAACTCCATGTCCGACCTGTTCCACGAGGACGTGCCCGACGATTTTATCTTCGACGTGTTCAGCATCATGGCCCGCGCGCACTGGCACACTTTCCAGGTGCTGACCAAGCGGCCGGAGCGCATGTGGCAGTTGATCGGCGAACCGGTCGAGGCTGGCGAAGAGGAACCGCCGCGCAATATCTGGTGGGGCGTCAGCGTCGAGGACCAGGCCACCGCCGACGAGCGCATCCCGCTGCTGCTGCAGACACCGGCCGCGGTGCGCTTCCTGTCGTGCGAACCGCTGCTCGGGCCAATCGACATTCAGGCCGCCATGAATTCTACTTTACCGGCACATGGGAATCTTGCGCCTGGTCCCGCCGTCTTCACCGTCCACGGCCGACCGATCAAACGTGATCTGCATTGGGTAATCGCCGGCGGCGAATCCGGCCCCAAGGCGCGGCCCTCACACCCGGAATGGTTCCGGTCCTTGCGCGATCAATGCGCGGCGGCCGGCGTACCGTTCTTTTTCAAGCAATGGGGGGAGTGGGGGCCGACAGGCAATCCACCGATACTGATGAACGAGCCTGGCGCAGTTCAACTGCAGCGGCTGGGCAAGAAAGCCGCCGGCCGCCTGCTCGATGGCCGCGAGCACATGGAGTATCCGGCGTGACCCTATCGCTTTTTCCGGCTCAGGATCCAGTCGACGAGCGCATCGAACAGGCCAAACGCCGCGGGCAAAAGATTACGCCATGGGTAGTCAGAACTATGCGTGCTTGGACACAGCGAAACGTCCGAGCGCCAAACAGCGGACTACTCTATAGCGAGATTGGGATGCTCCCTTCACCATGCGATTGCACCCAGTGCGGGGAGCCGGCACTGATCTTTCCACCTGAGGACGGCGCTCCGCGAGGCTACTGCATCTGCCCTACCTGCTCGTTTCCATCTAAGCAAGTAGCGATGCCATGACCCTACCCCACGAGCTTCACTTCGTTGCGCCGCCGATGCCACATCGCCCCGCAGTTCGGGCATCTGGCATTGCCGTACACGTCGAACAGCTGCGGCTCGCCGGTCTGCGGATGCACCACGTGCGCCGGGGTGGAGAACAGCCGATCCTTGCTCGCCAGCGTGCACGCTGCGCACAGGTGCTTTTTCGGGTTCGCCCTGGCCATGACTGAAACAGATAAGGCCATGCCGCTGCGAATTCAACTGAGCCGAAAGAAGGGCTGGCGGATGCCGCCCAACACCGTGAAGGTCGACCGGACAACGCCGTACGGCAACGTGGTCGCAGTGGGCACCGAAGCACGGGTTGAAGGCGTCGACGGTCGCATGTATGCCGTCATCGTCACCCCGGCGATCTCAGTCGCCATTCACCGCGACATCGTAACCACCAAGCTCGAACAGGATCCGGATCACCTCAGTGCATTACAGGGAAAGAACCTGGGCTGCTGGTGCCCTCTGGACCAGCCCTGCCATGCCGACGCGCTGCTAGAACTGGCGAATCGCCCATGACCACCGCCACCGAAGAACACTTGCAGATGATCGAGGACTGTGAGGAACGCGAGTCCCGCCTCTCCGAATGGGAAGCGGGCTTCATCGACTCGATCAAGGCGCAACTGGAGCGCGGCCGCTCCCTGACCGACAAGCAGTCCTTGACCCTCGATTCGATCTGGGAGCGGGCCACCGCCAACGGATAAGTCATGACCGAACCGCTGATCACCCTCGACGCCTGGATCGCCGCCCATTACGCCGAGGGCAGCCGCCCCTCCGTCAAGACCGTGCGCACCTGGGCTGCCGCCGGCAAGCTGGTCCCCGCACCGGAAAAGCAGGGCCGCAGCTACTACATCGCCCGCAATGCGCGTTATATTGACCCCCGCGCGCCCACCCGACGGCCGACTATCCTTGAATTGATCCGTGCCTCCTAAAAGAAAATCCAGCAGCCGCGACTTGCCCGCCCACCTGTACGAACCCCGGCCCGGCTGGTTCAAATACCAAAACCCCGTCACCGGCGAGTGGATCACCGTCGGCCGGATCCCGCGCCGCGACGCGATCACCCAGGCCCTCGAGGCCAACCTGCACCTGGCCGGCCAGCTGGCGGCGCCGCGCCTGGTCGACAAGATCACCCGCGACGACAAGCACGCCGTGGCCGCCTGGATCGATCGCTTCAATGCCGACGTGATACCCAAGCGCCAGCTGGCCGCCACCACGCTGCGCCAGGTCAAGTACCACGGGCAGCTGGTCAAGGCGTCGCCCCTGGCCGACATGGTCATCGATCGCGTCGACATCATCCAGATCGCCGACTTCCTCAAGACCTACAGCGATCGCGGCAAGGAACGCATGGCGCTGGTGTTGTGGTCCTACTTAAAAGACGTCTTTACCGAAGCCATCGGCGCCGGCTGGATCCGCAGCAAGGTCAATCCCGTGCTCCACACCACCAAGCCGACGCCCCGGGTCATGCGGGCCCGGCTCACGCTCGAGGCCTGGCAGGCGATCTACGCCGCGGCCGCCGAGCTGGAGCCCTGGGTGCAGCGCTCGATGCGCCTGGCAATGGTCAGTGCCCAGCGCCTCGAGGACCTGCAGGCTGCCGAGTTCAAGCCGGGCGACAAGGTGGACGTCTGGACGGCCGAGAGCCAGCTGTGGGTGAAGCAGGAAAAGACCAAGGCACGCCTGCGCATTCCCTACGCGCTGCGGCTGGACGCGATCGGATGCTCGCTTGAGGAGGCGATCGCCGACTGCCGCGACAATGTCCTGTCGCGCCGGCTGATCCACCACACGCGCAAGCACACCAAGGCCGCCGCCGGCGACCCGGTGCACCTCAACACGCTTAGCAAGGGATTCAGCAAAGCCCGGGACCGCTCAGGGCTCACCTGGGCGGCGGTGGATGAAGCCGGCAATCCGCAGACTCCGCCCACCTTCCACGAACAGCGCAGCCTGGCGGCGCGCCTGTACGAAGCCCAGGGCGGCATCGATGTCCAGGTCCTACTCGGCCACCGGGATCCCAAAACCACCGCCGTCTACAAGGATTCCCGGGGCGCGGAGTGGCTGGAAGTGAAGCTCGCATGAGCTGGACGCGCACTTGGCCAACTCAACCGGGCTACTACTGGTTTCGGGAAACCGGGTTGGCAGTCGATCGAAATAGCCTTGAAGTGGTCGAGGTGGTAACCCACCTTGGCCCGCCATGCCTAGCCCGCCCTCTATGGGACGCCTTCATTGGCCAAGGCCAAATTCAAGGCGAATTCTGGTCCGAACCGCTGGTGCCGCCCGCAAGTTAATTTGCACTTGATTTGCACAATCCTTGCACAAATGATCTAAGTGCCTGATTCTAATGGCACGGAAATTAGCGGCAACTATTGCCCATGCAAACGAACAACACCCGCGTTTTTACATTTCCATTCAATGAATTAACCCTGTATCGAGGCCCCGAAAACGTAGGCCAAAACAGCACAATGCGCCCGAATAGATTCAGATAGTTACCGCAGGGATTTGCACACTTTCGGGGACGGCATAGACTACTGGATACCTTACCAGTGGTCAGCCATGAAGCGCCAGCGCATCACCGTCGGGATCCGGCTGAACTACGGCATGCAAGCCTGGTACCGGCTGCACGGCATCGAGCCGCGCTGCGGGATCTGCGAGCACTTCTGCGACACCCCGGTCGACGTCGATCGCAACCTGCGCATCTGCCGCAAGCGCGGCCACCTGGTCGGCCCTGCAGACGTCTGCTTTTCACCGGAGCGCGCGGCCGGGGCCGACGACCTTCCCGAAAAATAATTGCACAAACCCCTTGACACTCCCACTCAATGAGTGGACAATGGTTTCCATGTTGGGGGCGGGTTCGGTAACCAGGACGGGCTCTAGATCCAGTCCAAGCGGGTTCAACTCCCGCCGCCTCCACCCAGTACCAGCGGCAAGTGCCGCGACCCGCGCCTCGGGGCAATCAGGGGCCAGGAGAGCCAGATGCAAACCTTCACCCACGAGCAGTACATCCAGGCAGTGCGCGACATCGCGGTCCAGCGTTTAAACGATGAAGAGCGCGCGGCCGCCCTCGATGCCAAGCTGGTCTACGGTGCCGGATCCAGCCACACCCGCGGCGTCACCTACTTCGGCTGCTGGAAAAATGGCCACGACCACGCCTTCGCCGAGATCTGCGCCTTCGGCGAGGACTCCCACATCCAGGTCGCCGGCACCACCCTGCACGAGCTGGCGCACGTGATCGCCGGCCCGGGCGCTGGTCACGGCAAGGGCTGGCTCGAGGCCTGCAAACGCCTCGGCCTGCTGTTCGTGCGCGCCGCCGGCACCAAGTACTCGATGGCTTGCTTCGCTCCGGAGATTCGGCTCGCGATCGCCGCCCTGCCGAAGCCCACGGATGGCCAGCCCCGCCCTCTGGAAGGCTTTGGCGCCAACGGTGCCCCGGTCAAGTTCAAGATCCGCCCCTGCAGCGCTGGCGTCGGCGTAAAGGGCGGCAAGTCCCGCGGCACGGGATCCGGCAGCCGGCTGCGCAAATTTGTCTGCGGCTGCGGCGTGATCGCCCGCGTCGGTCGCGACGAATTCAACGCGACCTGCGGCGACTGCGGCACAGCGTTTAAACGCGATCCGGGCAAGCAGGTCGAAGCGCCGATGGTCTACAAGGTGGCGGCATGAGTGCCGGTCTCGAATGGGCCTGCAGGCCCTCGGCGCCGGAGCCCTCACCGGATGATGCCTCGGACGCCGAGCGCCGCGCCTGGCGCCTGGCATACCGCCTGGCGGCCGCGGAACCGGGCGTGCCGGTCACGGTGTGGAAGGCCAGGGGCGAATGGCTGGTCCTGAAGCCCGGCCAGCCGGTACCGCCCCGCGCGCGATCGCACGGCACCCTCACCGGGCCGTTCAGTGAGCCGGTGCGCTACACCATCCTGCACCCGGACGGCCGGGTCACCCAGCACCAGATGCCCAACAACCAGGAGCGCACAACATGAGCACGTCGACGGCGTTAGAATCCGCGGACCAGATCAAGGGCCCGACCATGAGCAACCATCCGAACCGCAGCCAGGCGAACCGCAGCCTGACGGCGAACCCCACCGCGGCCGAAGTGCGCGCCGCTCGAATCAAGGTCGAGCTGACGCAAGCCGCGGCCGCGGAGGTGATCCACGCGACCACGCGATCCTGGGAGAACTGGGAAATGGAAGGCGCCGAAGGGCGGCGCATGCACCCCGGGCTGTTCGAATTGTTCCTGGCCAAGACCGGCCAGCTGCGCAAGGAATACTACGATCGCCTACTCGAGGCGAAGGCGAAGGCCCAAAAGTAAAAGCCCCGCTTGCGCGGGGCTTCAACTTGTGCGGGCAGGTAACTGTCCGGACGGGCTCTAGGAGACGAATGATGCGCCCGCCGGCAGCGGGCGTCAATGGCACCCAGAAACGACAAAAGGCCCGCCACCCCCTTGCGAGGATGGCGGGCCTTTTCTTTTCACCGGACACTAAGACCGCAGAACGACCGCGGGCGGATCCTGGCCGTGAGCCGTGCGCTGCAGGCGATGCGGCGTGTAGGCCGGCACCAGCTGGCGCTGGGGCTGCAGCGCCGTCACCGGTACCAGACTGGGCACCAGGCTGGCCGGGCCGATCACAACGTCCCTGAACAGGACCACCGGCTCCGGACCGGCATCAACGCCGGCGACTATCACCAGGGTCGGCGCCTTGACCTTGTCGACGTCGGCCTTCAGATCCGGACTTGGATCCTGGGCAAACGCCGGCACAGCGAACAGCGCGGCCGCGGCAATGCTCAATAACAGGAGAGTTTTTTTCATGCTTTGCTCCTTACTTCACTGCGGTCGACCCGGCCGCCAGGGACTGCAAACTTCATTTGTTCTCGGACGCCCAGGCCCGCAGCGCTGCCTTGTCGGCGTTGCACTCGTCGACGGCACGCCGGGCCGCCAGGACGGCGGCAACCAGGTCGTCGTTAGTGCGGATCTCGATCGCTGGAAGACTCGTGGGTTCGGTCAGGCTCGGCGGCGGGTACTGCTTGTGGATTTCCTTCGCCGGCGGCAGCCGCGGGGCCGTTGAGCAGCCCGCGCACGCCATCAGGAACAGCAGCGCCGCTCCAAGTGCGCACGTCCGCACTGCCGCGCTTGAGGTTGTCGAGTAGCGCATTCAAGTCTCCATTGGTTTTGCGGATACGTTCGCGCTCGCGTTCTCGCTTGAGCAGCAGCCGGTCGGTGCGCGCGCGCTCGCCGATCTCGCGCTCCAGCTCGGCCTTGTTGTCGATCGCGGTCTGGGCGGCAATGCTGTAGGCCTGGGTGAGCTGGCCCACCTCGGCACGCAGCGACTTGATGTAGAAGCCGCCGCCAGTGAGCACAGCGGCCGCCACCAGCGCGGCGATCGCGTAGATCTGGATCATCGGATTTCGCCGTTGGTGATAAAGCCGTGCCAATGTCCGGACGCACTGGCGTCGATCGACGGTGTGACACTAAGGGTTTCGAAATCCTTACCGCTCATTGCCCACGCCGTTTCTTCATTCATCGGCACGACCGCATATCTCGGGCCGGCTGGCTCCAAGTTGGCAGACCTGAAATGCTCGAACTGTTCACCGATGGACATGGGCGTTGACTTGCACGAGATCCAGGTCTTTTGGCAATGCGGGCACCGGAAGACGAACACATTCTCGTGCACCCACCGCGGCTCAAGGTCGGTGAGCTTCATGCGTTGACGATCTCGCCGTTGGTGATGAAGCCATGCCAGCGGCAACCGTTCGGATCAGCACGCTGGATCGAGGGCGTCAGGGTCAATGTCTCGAAGTCTTCGCCGGTGCGCAGCCAGCCGCCCGTGCTGCTGTGATGGATCGACGGGCCGCCATCTAGCGGGTTTTTGAATGGCACATAGAGGCGCCGATCGCAGCCGCAGGGGCAATCCAGATCAACGCCGACGCCTTCACGGCGTGGCACCGCTTTACCAGTCGCGGTCTCGGTGACTCCCTCGCCCCCGTTGCCGAGCCACTGTGGATTGAGTTCTATGAGCTTCATGATTTCGGCGTCAGTATCGAATCGATCACCCACCCGATCGCGATGCCGCCGACCAGTGCGCCAGGCCAGGCCGCGGTGGCCACAAGGCCGGCGGAGATCAGGCCCATGATGGCGGCGTAGATGAACAGCACAGTCATGGCGCTGAAGGCGAAGTCGCGGCGCTCGGCCATCAGGTAAGCGATGAAGTTGCCGGTGACTTCCCCTAGCCGGCGCTTGTTCCACCAGTGCGCGAACACGCCCAGCCAGGCCGCGGCGAGGAACACGTTCTCAGCCAGAGTGCGTGGCCAGCCGATCAGGGCGCCGAAAATATCCTTCACACTGTCGGGCAGTAGCCCTTGGGCGAGGATCAGGGTGGGCACCAGCAGCATGGCGACGAGTAGTGCAAGCGCGGAAAAATGTTTCATGGTTTGCTCCTTCGGTTGAGGGTTTCTCATAAATTTATGAGATCAGCACAGGTGCGCCGGCTGCGCGGTGAAGCCGCTGCGCTTCCAGGTTTCCACGTCGAAGCCCGGGCAGTACTTCATCCACTCGTGGCGCTCGATGATGCCGTCGCCGTCGAGATCCGGAGAAAAGTCGCGGTGGCCCAGCAGGCGCACGCCCATCACCGAGAGGGCCGCGGTGACCTGGTCGGCATTTATCATCGGATACGGCTGCTGCACCCGACCATCACTCAGGTGGCGCGCCACTTCCATCACCAGGGCCTTCAATGCCATCCACTGCATGGCGGTGAAGCGATCGGTACCGGCCATGCAGATGCCGATCGAGCGTGCATTGCTGCCCTGCACGTGGGCGCCGATCTCCTCGAGGTGGCGGCCGTTGCTGCGCAGGCCGTCGGTGCCGATGTAGTAGTGATAGCCGATCGCCGGCAGGTGCGGGTTCCACTGCTTTAACCAGTGCGCCTGGCGGTGAAAGCCGCGGGCCTGGTGGTCGCGATCGATCTGGGCGACGGGATACGGCGCGCCGTTGGGCGTGGCCGCGCAGTGGATCACGATGGCGTTGATGGCGCGAACGATCATATGCAGGACCCGTTCATTGACACACTGTTGTGAAAATCGCCCGCCGGCCGCTGCCGTGCTCCATCAGCCAGGCGTTCTGCGCGGCATGGGCGGCAATCTCGCGCCGGCGCCACTCGTGACAATCGGCTGCCGGGCCGTTCGCCATCCGCTGGATGTGGTGCACCAGCTCGTGCAGCAGCAGCGAGCGCGCCCACACGTTCGTCAGATCCAGTGCGCGCGACAGGTAGACGTTGTTGTCCCGATAGAACGCCGGCGGCCGGCAGGCGCAGGCCTCGATGACGCGGGCCGGATCCACCCAGGTGATGTCCGGCGGCGGGCCGTCGTAGTGCAGATCCCGCAGCAGCTGGGCGACGACGCGGTCCGGATCCGGGGCGGCTGGCTGGGCGTGTGTCTCCACCGCCAGCCAGAACAGCACGGCGGCGAGGAACCACAGCAGCAGCTTCATTTAAAGAGGTCGAACCAGCTTTTCAGCCATTCCGGCGGGCGGCCGTCGTGGGCAATCGCGTAGAACCCGCCGACCACGACGGCGAGCGGCAACAGCGCGCGGCGGATGAACCAGCGCACGATATTCATCAGCTTGTTAAACAACCGGAACGCCTCGCGCGAATCGTTGAAAAACTCCACCAGCCCCGCCGTGCTCTCCTGGATCTGTTTGGTCAGCCGGGTGTTGTCGGCCACCTTGGCGTCCAGTGCGGCCACGTCGACCTTGATCGCACCCAGATCCTCGACGAGCTGCTGCACCCGCGGGTCGTCATGCCGGCGGCGCTGGGAGCTTGTCAGATCCACAGCTTTCTTTCGTACCCGCCGCGCCGCCGGTAGCCGTACACGTTCACCAGCCCGCCGGAGAACGTCGAGCCGCCCGAGAGCGCGAACTGCACCCGGTCGATCATGCCCAGCACGTTGTAGTTGCCGAAGCAGAAGCACGATTTGGAGAGCCCTGCCGAATCGAGCGAGCCACCAAGCGCCGTCACCATCGGGAACGAACCGGCATTCTCGGGAATGCTGACCTGGACGATGCCGGTGTAGTTTTCCCCGGCCGCATTGCCGATATTGTTGGCCACCACGAGCTGCGCCGCCGAGGCCGAGTTCCCGGACGCGTAAGTCGCCGCATTGCAGATCAGCTCGGTGACGTGATACTGGTAGCCGCTGGCGACAACGGCACCCAGGCCCATCTGCAGCGAGAGGGTCGCGCCGTCGACCGAACTGCGGACGTCCTCGAATTCGAATTCGTAACGGCCGTATTCCTTCGACAAGCCGGCAAACAGCAGCACCCCCTCGCCCCGGCATGGGCGCGTGCCCAGGTAGACCCGCAGATTGGATTCCCGCGGCCGCCCGAGGAAACCGGGATACGCCTGCATTACAGGTCTCCGCCGATGGCGGTGAACTTGATCCCCGCGGCCACCGCGGTGCCGATCGTCACGTAGATGCGCTCCGGCACGGTGGCGCTGGCTTTCAGCACCTGGTTCAGAATGATGTCCTGCGGGATCGACTCCGCGGTTTGCGTGAGCGTGTTCGCCGGCATGGTCTTCTCGGCGATCAGGCTGTTGTTGCCGGCCACCGCCGGACTGGAGCCGTTATTGAGGAACACCCGCACCACCGTGGCCACGTTGGTGCCCAGGTGCATGCAGCGGATGCGCTCCACCAGCGAGCCGCCGCTGGCGGTGGCCGGCGCGGTGGCCAGCAGCAAGGTGGTGCCGGTGCCATCGGTCGCGGTGTTGGCGGCGGTCAGCGAGCCGGGGGTGAAGTTCGACGGCGGCGTCGAGGCAAAGGCCGGCGAGGTGCCGGCCAGCAGCAGGCCGGCCACCGCCTTGTCGAACAGCCCCACCGCCCAGGCCCCGGTGATGCAGACGTAAAAGCACAGCACCAGCACATGGCGGGCGAGAAAGCGTTTGATCCTGTTCATGCGGGCACTCCTGAAAAACGGCAATAAAAAAGCCGCCGGTGGCAATCGGCGGCGGGTGCGGGTTGGCGCGGACTCAGAGCTTGACGGCTTCGGCTTCCTTCACCGCCACCCAGGCCGGCGACGGCGGGTCCTGGTCGACGATCTCGTAGCCGTACACCGCCCCCTCTGGCAGGGCCTCCCCGGCTTCGTCCACCAGCATCAGCACTTCGGTGCCGGCGTCGTTCAACACCTGGTAGCCAAAGCGCGCGGTCATCGGGTGCGCCTTCATCCCGGCCAGCGCTTCCTGGCCCAGGGCCTTCTGCGTGGCCAGGGCCCCGCGCTGGGTGGCGACCAGGTTGTCGAGTTCGGTGGCGATCGCCAGGTGCTCGGCCTTCAAGGCCTCGCTATCGGCGATCTTGCGCTGGGCCTGCTTGCGCTCGAAGTCGGCCTTCAGCTCCGCTTCCTTCGCCGCCAGGACGGCCAGGGTGGCCTGCACCGTATCCATTTCGGTGGGCGTTGCCGCGCGGCGGGCCGCCGGTGGATCGCGCCATTCGGTGAACTTCACTTTCATCAGCTTCATGCGTGCCTCACCCGTAGTTGTAGAACATATACAGATTGCCGGCGACGTTGCCCGCCAGCAGCTTGGAGTTCACCCCGTCGTGGTCGTGGTCGACGGCGGCGGTGTAGCTGCCGCCCAGCCACTCCTCGAGGTGCTGGTCGCGATCGCGAAACGCGGTCATCAGCGGTTCGGTGATCGGCGAGTCGACATCGATCTGCGCGTCGACGATCGCGGTAAAGTTTTTTGACGGTGCGGCCATGCGTCTCCCCTTAAATTACTTTCGAGCAGGCCGTGCCGTCAGACAGCAAGCCGTTGACATCGCCGATCACCGCATAGCCGTTGTTGGCCGGATAGTCCGCCGTGCCGGCCGGGCCGATGAAGCCATAGCCCTCGTCGAAGTTGGTCACCCGCGCGCTGTAGCTGACCTCACTGCCGTTGTCATCGCGCCGGGTGATGAACACCCGCACCGTGCGCACCGCCCCGGTTTCATCGACGATGCGGTAGGTCGTCAAATCCGCCAGGTCGCCCTCGGTCAGGGTGCCGTCCTTGGGGTCGAGCTTGAACTGGATGTGCTCCGGCGCATCGCGGTAGCGTGCCACCTTGCGCCGCACCAGGGCGCGCATGGCCAGGGTGTTGTCCACACTGAACCAGCGCGAGTACAGGGTCTGCGGCCGGCGCTCGTTGTACTCGTTGGCGCTCTCGGCATCCAGATCGATGGCGATCTCGGCCAGCTTGTAGTTCTTGGCCTCTTCCACATTGGCGGTGGCCGAACGGATCCCGAAGTTGATGGCCACCAGGGAAAAGCGGTTTTCATCCATGCGCTCCAGCGCCACCGAGCCGTCCATCAGGTGCGCCTCGTCGTTCAGCGCCACCGAGCTCACCATCGAGGGCGACTGCGGCGCGAACACCTTGAACTTGATCTGCTGGTCGGTGGGCGACCACCACATCACCGAATTGGATTGCTGCAGCAGCTCCATCAACAGGTCGGCCACGTCCTCCGGATCGGTGATGCAGGCGGTGACCCGATAGCCCGCACCCAGCCAGGTAAGGTCTTCGGCGACCAGTTGCACCAGATCGATGAGCGCATCCTCGATGCCCGAGCGGTTGAGCAGATCCTGGATCACCGTGGAGAACGGCTGGTCGATATAAACCAGGCACTGCTGCACGCTGTCGTCGGCCTGGTGCTCGGCGGCCGCAGTGCCGAAACTGGCGCGGTAAGACGACAAGGACAGGGTCAGCACGTCGCCGACGTTGCCGTCGTAGCGGATCACCTCGTCCCCCAGGCGCACGTAGCCGGTGGCCGTGTACTGCACCCCGTCGCCGGGGTTGAGCGGTAACACCAGGTCGCCGATCGCCACGTCCGAGAGCAGCTTGCCCGAGGTCGGGCCCGGCACTTTGGCGCGGTCGGTGAGCTTGAGCGGATCCTTCAGGGTCAGGCGCACCGCGCCGCTGGCGTCCGGCCCCTTGGCCGAGTCGATGATGTAACGCTCGGTGGTGTAGGTGCCGAAGCTCCAGGCACCACTGCTGCTGCGCGTGGCAAAGGCGCGCTTGATGCGCGCGGTGCGGCCCACGTAATTCAGGTTGCGCGCGAAAAAGCGCGTCCACCAGGTGCCGCCGGCCGCCACCGGGCGGGTGCGGATGTATGGATCCATGTCCACGTCCGACTGCGGCGCATCCACCATCGCCACCGAGGACGACGCCCGCTGTGCCAGGCCTTCCTCCGGATCGATCTCGGTGGGCGCGCTGTCGATGCTGGTGATGAACGGCAGCGCCGGCAGCGCCGGGTTGATCGGCGCGCCCTTGCCGGTGAAGCGCACGATCTGCGTACCCTTCACGTAGTTGGCCACGTCCTGGCAGCCGCGGAAGCGATTGGTGCACTCGGTGCCGGGTGCGCCGGCAGCGGTGCACGGCGCGACACCGTAGGTGTTCTGGCACTTGTCGATGTCGAGCTCGACCACCTCGGAGAGCACGCGCTCGGTCATGGGATGAGTCCCGTCACCGGCACCATCAGGTCACACAGCGCCCCCGCCTTGTGCGGCGTGGTCCACTCCTGGTCCATTGCCACCAGGTAGGTTTCTTTCGGGTAGGTGTCCGCGTTCCAGGCGAACAGGAACGGCTCAACCTCCAGCCAGGCCTCGGCCGCGGCCTTGAAGGTGTTGCGCACCCAGGTCCAGGTCACCAGCTCAAAGGTGAGCTTTTCTTTCCACTCGCGGTATTGCAGCACCTTGCCCAGCGGGTGGCCGGCGTTGCTGCGGTTGTATTGCGACTTGACCGTGCGCCCCACCGGGTCGAAGCCTTCGCGCACCCCGGACGGTACCTCGAGGCGCACGCCGAACATCGCGATCGCAATTGTCGGCGCCGTGCCGGTGATGATGCGGATGCGCCAGTAGCGTGAACTGGTGGAGCTGATCAGCCGCAGGATCGGCAGGTTGTCCGCCGGCGTGTGGGTGTCGACCAGCACGTCGTTGGCAGCGAAATTATCCGTGGATTTGCGCAGCTCGATGGTGCAGCCGGTGGCAAACAGGTCGTGACCATAGACCGCGAAGTAATCGACGAACTTGGCCGAGCCGCAATCCACGGTGACGGTGGCCGGCAGCGCGGTGGGTTTCCAGAACGAATACGGCCGCGCATCGCGCAGGTTGAGCACGTCGTAGCCGGCGGCGGTGGTGCTGGCCACGGGCACGGCGTCGTTGAGACGCGACTCGTAGAGGAACAAGGGACCCGTGGCCATCAGTTCACCCGGATGGTGACGCCGTCGCCGGCGGCTTCGTTCAGGGCCGGGATCAGCTGGTCGCGGATTTCCTGCTGGGTATAGCGGCCATTGCCGAGCAGGTTGACGGTGATGGTTTTGGACGTGCCGACGCTGCGCTGGGCCAACGGGCTCACGGGTGCCGCATCAAAGCCCGAGCTGGTCGGATCTTCCGGCAGCCCGGTGCTGGGGTTGGCGGCAAAGGTGCCCACCGCCCCGCCGCCGCCTCCGCCGCCGCCAAAGCTCGTGGACTTGATCGCCGACACCCGCGCAAAGCCCACCGCAATGGCCGCCGCCGCGGCGGCCGCACCGAGGGCCGGGCCGATGATCGGAATCCCGGCAAGTGCTGCGTAGGAGCCGGTGGCGGCCTTGTAGCTGTCGATCACCGCGCCGGCGATCGCGCCCGCCTTGCCGATCTCGAACAAGGTGCGGCTCTTGGTCTGCATCAAGGTGCCCATCTGGTCGGCGAAAAAGCCCGCCGCTCCCAGGTCTGCCTTGCGGTACACATTGGCGATGCCGTAGCGCTTGCGGATCTCGGCGTCCTCGAGCGCGGTCTTGTCCTTCTCGTACTTGCGCACCAGGCGCTGCATCAGTTCCCGGTACTGCGCCTCGGCGAAATACTTGCGGGTGAGCGACTGGTTGAGCAGGTCGAATTCCGCCTCATAGTTGGCGCGTAGCAGCTCCTGGTCGGTCATGCCCGACTCCCAGATGCGCTGGCTCATGGCGGTATAGGCGGCGAGCTTCTCCGTCTGGTCGGCCTGGAACAGTTCCTTCATGTGCGCGCCGGACTCGATGTCGGCGTCAAGCTTTTCCTTCTGGTCGGCCTCGTACAGGGCGCGCATTTCGGAGCCCATTTGCACGGCGTTGTCGAAGTCCGCCTTGCGCAGGTCCTCGACGACTTTCAGGTGCGCTTTCATCTGCGCCTGCCAGCGCGCGTAGGTCTCCTGGCCGATTTCATCCTGGGCCTTGCGCCGCGCTTTCTGCAGCTCGGCAGCGCGCTTTTCGTTGGCAGCGCGGATCTCGGCTGCGGCTTGGTCCTGGGCCGCGCGCGCGGCGCGTCCCTGGGCGGCGACCTGCTCGGCGGTGAGGTCCTTGGGGAAATCACTTGGCAGCTGGAATTGTTGCCCACCCACCGACCCGGGCGGCAGTTTGTTTACATCGGCCACGGTCATCTTGGAGCCCTTGAGGGCGTCCAGGGGTGACACCGCACTTTGCGGTAACGGTTGCAACTGCCCGCGGGTTTCGATCAGGCGTTGCGTTTCCTTGTTGGCGTCCTTCAGCCGCTCGTTGACCAGTTCCAGCAGCGTGGCCATCGACAGCAGGCCATTTTCGACGATGATCTTGGACGGCCCGCTCTTGCCCATGGTTTCCATGAGCTCGTCCCAGGCCTTTTCGGCGCTCTTGATGGCGCCGGTCATGCCCTCATTCATGGCGCCCGCGGTGCCGCCGATCGACTTCTCCAGCTTCTCCACCCACACCTGCTGGGCTTCCATCACTTTGCCCTGCTCCATGAACTTTTTGATCGACGCGTCCTGGGCGTCGGTCAGCTTGCCGAACTGGCGCTCGAGCATCATGCCGCCGTTGACCGGATCGGCGAAGGCCTTGCCCACCGCCTGCGCGGCCTCGGCCATGTCGCCGCCGGTAAAGGCGGCATAGTCGGCGGAGAGCTTCAGCGCTTTCTGGAAAATATCGCCATGCAGCTTGCCGAACTTGGCCAACACGCTCATGGCGTCGCGCACCCCCTCGTCGTCGAAGGTGGTGGCCTTGGCCATGGCGTCCGCCATCGAGTCCAGCTGGTCGCGGGTGAAGCCCACGGTGTTGCCGGTGGCACGCAGCACGGCGTCCAGACGTTTGGACGAATCCTCGGCCTTGGCGGCGGCCTGCACCGCGGCGGAGACCATCTGCGTCAGGCCGGCGGAGGCGGCAATGGCGGAGAACGCGCCGATGGTGCCCTTGACCATCGACAGCTTGCTGTCGACTTCGCCCAGCCCTTTCTTGACCGACTCGAACGCGGCCTTGGTGCGATCAGCGGCGATGATGTCGATGGAGACGTTCTTATCAGCCATTTGCCTTTGCCGTGAGGAGATTCATCTGCCGGACGAATTCTTTCTTGAAGCGGGTGTGGCCGATCTCGACCACGGCATTTCGCACCGCTTCGTTGCGCACGGTGTCGGGAATCGACACCGAGCGCAGTTGCTTGATCGGGTAGCGCGACGCCCCGACGCGTTTAAACACGCCCGGCCCCCGCGAAGTCGCCGCGATGAACGACCCGGGCAGGGTCTTGCGCCCGGCATCGAGGCGAATGCGGACACTGGCGCCAGGCATGTTCCGCGTCCAGCGGGCATCGAACTCGATCAACGGGATCTTGCGTCCGGAGAACACCACCGCGCCGGCAATGCGCGCGCTTCGCATGATGGCCTTCACCTTCTTCATGGCGGCGGCCACCGCGCGCGCCTTGACGTTGTAGACCTTGCGCACCTCGCGGCTGGCCCCGGTGGCCACCCCGTCCACCGCGTAGTTCACCCCGCGCACCGCCGCCTTTTTACCGATGCCCTGCTGGATCAGGGTGATGTCGGCGATGGTCTCGCGAATGGTGTCGCGCACATCGATGGTGGGCATCATGCTTTTTCCGCGTCCTTTTTCATCTGCTCGAAGCGGTCACGCTCGATGCCCCCGATCGTGGCGCTGATCACTTCCATCGCCTCCAGGAACTTGTTGGGCTGCTGCAGCACCCCGCCGGAAAATGGCAGGTACCCCAGCTTGTAGTGCTGATACAGCCGCAGCATCCGCAGCGAAAACTCGCTGCGCAGCGGCTTAAAACAGGTGCGCGATGCAATTACCCCTGGGATCTCGAAATATCCGTCGTATCCGGCTGGATTGGTGTCGTCGCAGTGCCGTCCCCAGGGGCAGCGGGGGCCGCAGTCGAAGGGCTTTCGGTCTTCGGCTGCGACGTGGACTGCGACGATAAGTTTTTTCGTTCTTCCGGGGACAATTTGGTGCGGGCGTAGATTTCGCTCGCCAGTTCCACCACGTCGCGCAAGGCCAGGCGCCGCAGGTTGGCCTTGCGATTGTCGATCTCAAAAACGACCGGCCCCTTGGAATCGTTGAAATCCTTCCAGCCCTCCAGGCCCGCCAGCAGCACCGCGGTCGCGCAGCTGGAGTCGAGGCTGTAGCGGCCCTCGCCGTCATGGCGAAAGCGCACGTCCAGCTCCTCGATGCCGTACAGGGGCCGCAGCAGGAACTGCGGCGCCCCGACCCGGCCCAGGTCTTCGGTCAGCGTGTAGTACTCGGCTTTCAATGTTTCGACAGCTTTTGCCATGGGCCCTCTTTAGGTCAGTGCTAACGACCATTCATCATCACCGCTCGACTCCGCGGCGCTGAACTTGATCTCGCGGGTGAGGAGCCCCTCCTTGTCGCCGGGGTCCTGGCCCTGGATGGTGACGGCGGGAAACGACAGCTGCCAGCGGTTGCCGGCGCTGCTGCCGATCACCCCTGTGGTGAGCACGAACGCGCTGTTGCCCTTCCACTTGGTCAAGAAGTCGTAGGACGCGACCAGGGTGTCCTCGATGTCGATGGAGCCGTTGACATCGCGCCCAGTGATCTGAAGCTGGCCGTAGCCGTCGGCGGCGTTGATGCTGCCAGGGCGGGCGATCTCATTGCCGAGATCCCACTCGATCTTGGTAAACACGCCGGAGAAGGAATCGAAGGTCACCGCGGCGGACAGGGCCACCACCGGCACCGGCGAATCGTAGGTCGGCGTCGGCAGCGCGACATCGGCCTCGGACACATGGTGGCCGACGAAGGTGAAGGAGAGCTTCATCACCTCGCCCACCATTACCGCACCCTTCACCTGGCCGACGCAGCCGGTCATGATCTGGCGCTTGCCGTCGCGGAAGATGTACAGGGTGAGCGACGGGAGCGCGGTGGAGATCGGCTTGTAGGTCACCGAGGTCGCCCCCACCACCGTTTCACCGCAGGCGCAAGATTTCAGCAGCACGCCCCACTCCGGCGCGGTGCCGGCGGAACCCGAGCCCTTGCACTCGACATCGAAGGACACCTCGGCCAGGTGGCCGCCGTAGATCGGCTTTAACTTGCCGTAGGACGGCCGCACCGGCGTGCGCTTGTAGGCGCGCGCGCTGGCGGGCTTGACCCCGTCCAGATTTTCGACCAGCAAGTCGTTGGTGCCGGTGACCGGAACCGGGTCCGTGTTGTAGGTGACTTCCTGCTTCGCCCAGACAACGGCGCGATTCTTGATCAGGGACATGACGTACCTCCGAAGGGCAAAGGGGCTAGGGGTTAGGGACTGGGGTTAAACGTCGACGGGGTCGGAGCGCACGGGGATGCCGAGCGCGCGCTTCAACTTGCGGGCCACCTCGGATTCCGGTATCGGGCGATCCCGATCCGGTACCTCCGTGCCCGCGTCCCCGGCGCTGGTGGTCAAGGTCTGGCGCTGGGCGCGCTCGGCGCGGACGATGTCCGCCGGGTTGTCTTCAGTCTTTTTCATGCTGTTCTCCTAGGCTTGCGTCGCGGGTTCCGTGCGCACGGTCCGGTAGTGCACATCGAACTTCAGCCGGATCAGGCCGCGGTCGGTCTCGCCGCTTTCGATTTCGACTTCGGTGCCGGAATGCTCTGCCCACAGGCAGCGACCGGCGAGGCTGGGGTCGGCTTCCACCAGGACTTCGACTTCGCGCGCCAGCACGTTGAGCGCGGTTTCGATGTCGGGCGCGTTCAGGTCGGACGGCTGCGACTTCTGGTGCAGCTCGACCACCACCTGCAGCACGCGGCCCTTGCGGTAGTTCACGTCATCGGGCTGGCTCTGCTCATCGGCCTGATAGACCAGGGCGGCGGGCAGTTCGATGTCTTCCACCGGCAACTTGCGGCCGCGGTAAACGCGCGTATCCATCGCGGTGCCGCCCAGGCTCAGGATCAGGCGCAGGCCTTCGAGGATCACTTCGCGCTGGTGCGTGCCGGTACCGATTGGCGCGTAGATGCCCAGCGCCGTGCCGAGCGACAGCACCACCCGCAGCGCCAGGCCGATCGCGCTGACGCCACCGGACGGCGCACCGCTGATGCCGGTGGTGCCGACGGTGTTGTCGGCGCCGATCGCACCCAGGTCGGCCATCAGTTGGTTTCCCAGGTGTCCGAGGTTTCCATCACGTACAGACCCAGCGCGTCGGCGGTGGGCTTGATGGCGATGAACGTCTTGCCGGCCAGGGGCCCGGTACCGGACCAGGTGTCGCGATCATTGACGCCCGACGCGGCCGGATGCAGGAAATGCCAGAAGCCGCGCAGCCGGCCGCGGATGATGCCGTTGCCGGCGGGCTCGTGCAGCCACACCTGGGACAGGTACAGGCCGGCATCCACCGGATTCGGGTACTGGGCCAGGCCCACTAGCGTCGTCGCGGAGTGCGCGGCATTGCCGTGCTTGCCGACGGCCACGCCGGACGGGTAGAACTCGCTGAAGGAGCGCGGCACATAGTGGCCGGTCAGGGCCGCCGTCACCGCGCCCAGATCGTCCAGGCGCTCATCGGTGGACAGGGCCACCGGCGTGGCGGCCACCTGCTCGATGGCGCGACCGATGATCAGCCCGTTGTAGGCATCGGAACTCGGTTTGAGCGAGTAGTACTCGCCCATCATGAATGCGGAATAGCCGGTGTAATCCGCGGTGTTGCAGAAAAAATAACAGGTGCGGGCGTCGGCCACACAGATCCACGGCACCGCCGTGGCGTCCTGATACGCCGACTTGCGCACGAACAGTCCGTTGGCAAGCTGCACCGCAGTCGGAAACAGGCTGGTCTGGGTGTCGATCGCGCTGGCCGCTTCCGAGCCCTTGATCCGTGCTTCACGGCCGCCGGCGAAAGTCGGATTGGGCGCATCGTCCTGCACCCGGTAGAAGGCGCGCAATGCGCCCGACGGCGCGCGATAAATGCGCTTGTTGGTGCCGGTGAACGAGATCGCCCAGCCGGCGGCCGCTTTGGCCCCGTAGCCGTTGACCAGGATGGCATCGAGCACGGTGACCAGCGACCCGGCAAGCCCGGTCAGGACCGGCGCGCTGCCATCGGTGGATCTGTAGACAGTGACGGGCATAGTGGCTCCAGGTTCAGGTTTTCAACGTGATGAGCGAAACGCCGGTGCCGTCCGCCTCGACGTTGCCGACCTTGTACGTGATGCTGTTAATGACGAGGGTGTCGCCGCGCTTCATGCCGCTGCCCTGTGCCAGCTGGTCGTCGGGAGCCTCGCACTGCGGCGCGCGCCCCGCCTGGTCGGCTTCGCCCAGCCCATACTCGCGATAGGCGTTGTCGAAAATCACGTTGACCGTGTACGGCCCGCCCCCGGCCGCCGGCGTCCAGGTGGCGGCATAAGCAAAATCCGCCGTCTGGAAAAACGCGGTCAGGTCTTCGGTGAACATGGCAGTCAGGCCTTCACTGTCTGGACCGCAATGCCCGCGAACAGTGCGGCAGCGGCGTTTTCTATCTGTGCAGCGTCGCGCTTCAACATCTCTTCATCGCTTATGGCCAGATAGCTTTCCGAGTCGATTTCGACCGAGGCAGTCTTTTCGCTGACCAACTCTCCGCGGTGAAGCGTGACCTTTACGCTGATTTTCATGCGCGCAATTCCTCAACGCGAAACGGCGGATAAACGCCGGCCGAAAAGTCAGCAGCAACTTTAAGAGCAAGCTCCACACGCAAGCGCGGCGTCATGTTGCTGTCGGCCGCCGAGGTCGCGAGCGACCCCAGGGCAAGATCAACCCCGCAGCCAACGGCATTGAACGACTCGAGTCTTTCGCCGACCTGATAATCGCTCTCTACTTCAAAAATCCGCCCGCGATACGCCACGAGAAATGTACCGCCACGCTCCGCATCCTTTTCTTTCTCCGCAAAACCGCCGGTCTTCAGGCAATCCCGAACTGCGTTGATAAAAGCGGTGGCCATATAGTTCTCGACCGGCACATCGCTGTGATGCTTCGGCAATGTCAGGGAGTAGCCCAGGAGCTGCCCCATGCGAAACGACGTCGTGAATCCGATCAGCATTTCGCCTACACGATAGATCTTCGGGTCAACGCGGTTGGCGCGGCCATAACCAGCTACACCAGCCGAATCGCAACCCATGTAAATTACGCCCTCATGGCGCAAAGCAACGATGCATGTCATACGCTTCCCCCTGTCGAAGCCCTGATATGAAGACGCGACAACCGGTCAGGAAACCGGCTTTCGGGTGCCCCCTAGTCGCGCCTGTAGTGCCCTTGGAATAAAAAGGGCCAGCATTGCTGCCGGCCCCTCCTTTGTGGCGCTCTTAAGCGTTTTCCGCGATCAGGTCGTCCACTTCTTGCGGCCGTGGACGCTTACCGCCACCAGCGCCGGGCCGGTGACGATGGTGCCCACGCAGCGCACGAAGCCGCGGCATGCCCCGGCATTGATCGTGCGCTTCTGGATCTGGTTGGCCGCACCTGCGGAATAGGCGCCTTCGTTCGGTGTCATGCCGGCAGCACCCGTGCCGCCGATGTCGGTGGCGTCTTCGATCGTCCAGGTGATCGAGCCGGTCAGGGCGCCGACCTGGTTGACGAACATGAGGTCGCCCTCGATGTCACGGACGTCGACCCAGGCCGATGTCGCATTGACGGTGGCGGCGGCCGATACGGGATCGAGCAGCTTGGTGCTGGTTGCGGCTTGCGCTTCATTGTTCAACATGACGACGATCTCCTGTTTAAACGAGTTGGCCCACGGGACGCACAGGCGTCAACAGTGGCCCGCAAGTGCGCGAGCCACGATTCGCGCCTGTCAATCCCGGCCGTTGGGTTTGTCGCCCCTGTTGCCAGCTGCGTGGGGGGCTCTTTCGTAATACACAGCCTTGTTCGATGCGACCACTTCCGCCGCGAATACCTTCGGCAGATCGATCACCTTGTCTTTTTCCAGCGGCGCACCGTTCCAGTAGAAGGGGCGCACTACCTTGACACTTACCATGGGAGCCATAACGTCCTCTTGAAATGCACTGCCGGCGACAAGCGCCGAGCCTGCCGCCGACAGTGGCATGGTTGAGTTGAACGACTAAAAAACCGACCGCGAAGCGCAGGTCAGGTGATCGAGGTTGCGCGCGAGAACGCGAACGGACGGCGAACGCCGACGTCCATCGAGTAGATCGCGCGCACGCCGATGATGCCGGCCTGGAAGTTGGCGTAGGGGTTGACCTCGACTTCGAGCACACCCCACTCGCCCACCACCACTTCGTTCCAGTCGCCGAAGATCATGGAGGCGGCGGTCAACTGGTTGGAAGTCTTGGCCGGCAGGTCGAACATCGAGCCGTCCCAGATGTTGCCCTTCCACAGCCGCTCGGTGCCCGTGGACGGCAGTTCCGGACGCACCATCAGCAACCCCGCGACCGCCGGAGTGGTGATGTAGCCACCGCGCAACGGTTGGACGTTGGAGCTCGCGACGTCGGTCTGGAACTCGATGATGCCGGCGGCCGCAAGCGCGGTGCCGGTCACTGAGCCGATACCCGCCGTGCCGGAGATACCGGTCGGCTGGCCACCTGCGCCCGTGCCTTCCAGCACCGCCAGGTCGGCGGCGATCGCCACCACCTGTGCCAGGTCATCGGTGACGATGCCTTCCGCCCCGGGTGAGCTTTGCAGCAGCAGCTGCCGGCTGATCTCGGTGTAGGCACCGACGCTCTTCGGCGCCATCGCCATCTGCACGAAGGTCTGCTGGCTCTCGGTCGCCTGCGAGGCTTCGTTGGCCAGCCACACTGCGGTGGCGGCCGCCGACTGCCGCGGGACGGTGACGCTGCCCTGCAGGCCGGACAGGCGCCGCGCGCCCATCATGAAAGCCACCGAGCGGTTGCGCAGCATCTCGATGAAGCCGATGTTGTCGGTCTGCACCAGGAAGCCTCCGGCGCCGGCCGTGCCGACCGTCAGGTCGCGCTGGCCGTTGCCCATGCGCATGCGGCCCATCATCAGCTCGAACGGATCGTACTGGCGCTCCATCACCTCGAACGGGATGTAGAACTTGTGCGGCTCGGCAATCTTGCCCATCTTCTGCGCCACCGATTTCGAGCACTCCAGCTCGAAGCCGGCCTTGGACCAGTCGTTGTCCTTGCTGGCGGCGGCGAGAATCGCGCGCCCGAGGCTGAAGCGCTGCACCTCCTGCCCGGTCAAGCCCAGTCGGCTCGCCGGCTGCGGGTTGAACTTGCCGCGCTCCTCGAGCACCTTGAGGATGTCGTTGCTGACTTCCTCGAGGCCGTAACCCTGACGCACCCAGGTGTCGCGGATGTTGTCCGGAATGCTGTTCGCCTTGGCCAGGTTGGAAATGGCGCGCACACGCCCCGCCTCCAGCTCGGTGGCCGACATGCGTTGCAGTTTTTCCTGCGCTTCGCGTTCGGCACGTTCCTGGGCGGCGCGTTCTGCACGTTGTTTCTCGGCGGCTTCCGCTTCGGCCGCCAGCGCTGCATCTTTGCTCATACTGGTTTCCTTTATCAAATTGGCGGTGACCGCCGGATTAACAACGGTGCGGGAAATCCGCGCCGGTACTTCTACTTCTGCACTGCGCCCGACTCCGACGGTGTTATCCAACGGAATATCAACGAGCGAATTTTCAATCGGCTCCCAGTCGACGACCCGATACACCGGCTCTTCGTCGTCGTTCCGGGTAAACGGGCCGACCTTGGCATCCAGCGAGCGGCGGAATTCCCCCCGGTCGGACACGCGGGCCCCGCGGCTCTCGAAGTCTTCGATCAGGCGCTCGAAGGTGTCGCCGGCGATCTCGCGCGAGACTTCGACAAGCTCGCCGGTGTCGCTTTTTTTGGTGGTTTGCTCGATCACCTTGTGGACGCGATAACCGATCGAGGCCTTGGTCAGGATCTTGGTTTCCACCAGGCCGATCGTGTCGCGGCCCACCTGGGTGGACGCGGTAATGCGCACCTTGCCGCGCAGCACGCGGTCCTTGTCGAGGCGAATAGAAGACGCCTCATGGGTGCCGCGAATGTCGCCGCGCGTATGGTTGAACAGCAGCGGCGCGCCATCCTTCAGGCGCTCCAGGCGGATGCTGGTGTCGGCGTGGTCGAGGATCTCGATGCCCCACCAGCGCTGCGCCGGTAGCTCCGACGAGAACGCCATGGGCACGATCAGATCGCCGGCCGCGTTTTTTTCCGCGCGACCGAGGTCCTCGGTTTGCAACGATACGAAGCGCTTAAGCATCTGCTTGTCTCCAAAATAAAGCGGCTCACGAAAGTGGGCCGCGTGTTCTTCTGCCTGTCAGTTCAGGCAGCGAGCAGTTCGATCTCTTCCTCGCGCCGGCGTCGCACATCACGCCGCGCGGTCACCGTCGGCCGGCCAAATGCTTCGGCGCTATGGATCCCGCCGGCGCCGCCAATCTGGTGCGGCCATAACGGCACCACAAACGGCGTGTACGGCTCGTAATCCGGCAGCGGCCGTCGAGGCCGCCAGCCGCCGCCTGGTTGCGTTGCGCTGCCAACGGCGCTGATCGTCGGCTGCCCGAAGGCCTCCGCGCTCGTGATGCCGCCGGCGCCGATGATGTCCTGCGCGGCTACACCGGTTGATACCACCGGCTGGCCGAATGCCTCTACGGTCGCGATCCCGCCGGCGCCTGCAATCTGCGCGGCGAGGGTGCTGCCGCCGAACGCCTCCGCCCCCGCAATCCCGCTTGCGCCGATGTTGGCGCTGATAACCGGCTGGCCGAACGCTTCCGCGCTGACCGTGCTGCCGCCGGCGACGACAACCGCGGCGCTAATGCTCCCGAAGGCCTCGGCACTGGCAATTGCCGTCGCGGCAATCGTCGCCGCAACCGCCGATGCACCGAAGGCCTCAGCCGAAGCAATCCCGCCGGCGTTAATTACCGACGCCGAAATGACCGTACCGCCGAACGCCTCGGCGCTAACGATGCCTGTGGTTACAACATTGGCCGAGACCGCCGGCTGGCCGATGGCCTCGGCGCTGGCGATGCCGCCGGCGCCGATGATCGACGCCGCGCCACCGCCGCCGCTCAGCAGCGCGAGGATCAGGGACATGCTTTAAAAAACCCGGCTTAGAAGCTGGCGACCTCGGACCAACGCAGCTCGATGAGCAGGATCCCGGTACCGGCCGCCGGCCACACGGTGCGGTTGCGGATCACAAGGCCTTCGCCGGGTGCCAGCACCAGCGGGTGGTCGCCGTCCATCATGTCGGGCTCGAACTGCATGCCGTCGATCGTGGGCATGATCACTTCTTCAGTCGCCGCCGCCGGGTTGACCCGGTTGCCCTTGCGGATGCTCTGGTCAAACGGCTGCGTGTCCATGCCGGTGGCCGCGGTGAGTGCAGCCGTGGTGGACACGTTGATCTGCGCCTGCGAGGTGGCCATGTTGGTGCGCATCTTGGCGTTATTGCCGGTCAAGGTGAGCGTGGTGCCACCGCCACCGGCACCAAACGGCCGGCAGACGAAGGCATCGAACGACGTATGGTCGGTCAGAGTCGCGGCGGTGAACGGGGTGAGCGGCAGAAAGCGGGTTTTTAGCTTGTGGATGACCGCCAGATCCGAACCCGCCGCAATCCACTTGAACTGGAACACCTGCGCCGCGGCAGCCAGCGCCGCCGCCAGGGTGCCGGTGACCACACTGATTTTGTACTGCCCCTTGGCCGCGCCACCGATGCCGTAATCGAGCGGTCGGCTCTGCACCGCCAACGCTTTATGCGTCGGCCCGATCTCGCCAAAACTGGCCAGATCGCGCCCGAGTAGTCTGATGCCCCAGCTCATTGCCTTCTCCTAGTTCCAGACCACTTTGATGTCGAAATCGCCTTGCGCATACCAGCCGCCATCGACCACGCAGGTCACCAGCACCTGGTTGGTTTGCGGCTCGCAACTGAAGCGCGCCAGCGCTGCCAGGGTCAAATGATCGTCTACGGAATTGGACGCCGTGCTGTTGGACTGCACGAAGGCTTCCGCCGCCGAGCCAGCCACGCAGCCGGCCGCCGCCACCGTGGCGACTGCCGGCTCGTTGGTGCCTGGGTCGGCGCCGAACGACAGGGTGCCGTCTACGGTCGCCCCCATTACAACTTGAAGATCTTGTTGGCGCCGTTATCCCAGGCGATGTTCACCGTCTGTCCGGCCGCTGGCGTGAACGGCAGGCCGGAGGTTGGCGTGTCGATGTAGCCGATCAGCCTGGCAGTGCCATCCGCGCCGGTGTGTTTAAACAAAATGATCGCCTTGCTTGCGGTCGCGGCCGTCGCCACCAGCGTGGTGTCGTTGGCATCCGCGACGCCGTTGGTCACGGTTTTGCCCCCCAACGCCGCACTGCGGCCGTTGTCCACCGCGCCCAGGTCGGAAATGAACCGGTGCGCCGCGCTGAAGCTGTACGAAGACAGCACCAACATGGCGCGAACGTCGTCGGTGTCCCAGTCGATGGAGCCGTCGAGGAAGCCTTCACGGCCCGGGTCGAACAGTGCATTGGCCATGGCTTACCCTTTCGCTTTCGGCGAGCAGTCACGGCGCTCGGTTTCGAGCGCGAGCACCTTGCGTATGGTCCGAAGCTGATCCTGTTCGATGGCCAGCGTCACGCGCAATTTTTCCAGGTCCGCATCGCTTAATGCGCGCAGCTCTTCTTCGCTCTTCGGCATCTTCAGCTTGGCCATGCTCAATTGACCTTCCTTGTCCGGGCGCGCGACTCGACGAGCTCGCCCTGGTTGTCACGCACATGCCGGGTCACGGTCTCCGTTTCCAATGGGACCTCCACCCTGTTCTCGACGCGCACTTCGGCTGCCGGCACGTTGACGATCGTCGCCGGCACGTCAACCCTGTTGTCGACATGCACAGCTGGGGCGGCGACGTTCACAGTAGGTGCGGCCACATGGACGTCCGGCGCGCGCACTTCGGAGGCTTGCACGGTGATCGCCGGTGCGGCGGCCGGCACCTCGATATTGTTCTCGACGCGGACCTCGGGCGTGTTGACGGTAATGGCCGGTGGGGCGATGCGCACTTCCGGCGCGGCGGCCGGCTCGACGTGATTGTTGATCGTGGTCAGGGTTTGCGGTGGCTTCTGCGCGCGCAGTGCATCTGCTACCACGCCACCCACGGCCGCGACCGCGCCGGCAACCACCTCGCCGAGCGCGCGCAGCATGCGCTCTGCCTTCTTGGCGGGATCCTCCTCGTCGTCCTCCCCCTTGGCTGGCTGCACCGGCTCGACAACCTTTGGCGGCGCCGGCGGCGCGGCCTGGGCACCGTTCGCCGCGCGTTCCGGATCCGTATCGAACTCCAGATCCTTTTCCGCCATGTCGTCCAGCTCCTTGCGCCGGCGCTCGAGCACGTCCTCGATGTCGCGCCCGTCGGCGGTGCTGGCGATCACGTCGGTGACCGTGGTGAACCCGTTGCGCACGGCGGCCGCGGCCGCTTCGACTTCCTTCGTTGGGTCGATCCAGCCCCAGCCGCGTGGCTTGAAACGGACTGCCTCGAACTTCTTCGGATCGAGGGCGTACTCCTCGATGCGAATGCCATCGATGCCGCGCGCCAGAATCGCCTGCTGCAGCCATTGGCGATGCAGCGGCAGCCGGAACGAACGCAGGAACCACTGCTGCAGCATGCGCCACAGGTCGCGGTCGTCGAGCAGCGCCAGGCGGCTCGAGGAGTAGTTCGACTGCGAGTAGTCGCGCGACAGGCTTTCGTAACTCACCATCGCACCGGCAGCCACCTCGCGCAGCATCATGCGCATGAACGGGTCCAGCGCGGGGTTCGGGCGGTTCGGCGAGATCCAGTTCATTTTCTCGCCGGGCAACAGGCGCACCGAGGTGCCGGGCTCGAGCGGAATCTCTCGCGTGCCGTCCTCTGCGACCTCGGCGAGCGCGGTATTGGCGTCGGGTGTTTCGATCGCCGCCATGAAATTCGCCGCCCCGCGCGCAGCAGTAATTTCGGCCTCGGTCAGGCCGTCCATGTCGTTCAACTTGCGCACCACGGCGTGCAGCCAGGGCTCGCCGCGGGTTTGCGGCCAGCGGTCGACAATGCGCAGGTGCAGGATCTGGTCCGCCGGCACCCGCTCGTAGCGGTCCGTCAGGTTGCCGCCGAACCGGAATTCACTGGGATGCCGCTCGCGGATCCAGTAGGCCAGCGGCCGGTAGAAGTTGTCGACCTCCACACCCAGGCGAATGTGCGCGCCAGGCGCGACCGGGCCCGGCAAGCCATGCGACGCAAGCTCATCGGCCAGGCGCTCGGCCTCGATCAGCTCCAGGCAAAACGGCACCCGGGAGTTGCCGAACGCCCGGTAATGCTTGCGCACGAACACCTCGCCGGCCTCGAACACCTGGCCCATGGCCACCCGCTCGAAATCGGCGAAGTGGAGTCCGCCACCAGTGTGGCAGTTCTCCGCACAGGACCAGTCGGCAAAGGCCTCTTCGATGGCGTCATTGACCCGGGTGCTCAATGCGTCGCGTGAGGTCTTGACCTGCGCCTGCATGCCGATGCCGGGGCCCACGACGTTGTTGACCACGACGACCTTGGCGCGCTTGGGATAGGCCGCATCCCGAATCAGGGCGCGCGCACGCGAGCGCAGCGCGGTGAGACTGGTGGCGAGCTCGCTGTCCGCGCTGGTGTTGGACACCTGCCAGCCGGCGGTCAACCGGCTCGAGCGCGCAGCCGCATACATGCGCGTCGCGGTGCCGAGTTTCGGCGCGATCCAGCGCGAAAGCCTCAAACGCGCGCGCTCAAGCACGGTCGAACCTCGCCCGGAAATAACGCGGATTCGGCATGCCGTTGGCAATCCCGGATGCCGCGGCCTCGCTTTCCGCCTCGGCCTTGTAGCGGTCGCGCAACACCAGCAGGTCAGCGATCGAGGTGCGCTTCAGGCTGCGATTACCGATGGTGTATTCCTCCTGGTCCTTGGTCGCCCGCCCCTCGATCACCGCCTCGATCGCCTCGAACACCTTCCGGGCGTGGCTGCGGTCGTCCAGGTTCGCCGCGACGTCGTAGCGCGGCAGCACCTTGAGCGTGCCGCTATCGACTTCGTAGGATTCGCCCGCCTTGGTCACCACCGCCGACCAGGTGTAATCGCCCGCCGTGTAAGTGACCGTGGTCGACACGGCCACGCTGACCGCGAACGCTGCCCCGGATGCCACCGCATCGATCGAGAAATTGGCACCCGCCGCACCGGTCTTCTTGAACCAGTACTTCAGCGCCCAGCCGTTGGCGGCCGAGTAGTCGGCCGTCAGGTCCTCGCGACGCCAGGCCCATGTCAGGCCTGCGCGCAGCTCGAACGGCTCGTTAGTCGGGATAGCGGGCATCTAAATCCTCCACCGTTGCGCGAAACTGCCGCGCTGTGGCGGCAGGGCCTTCTTTTTCCGTCTCACGGCATCCGCCCCGGGCACCGAGGCCTCGACACCCGGGGCTGCGTCCGCCGCGGCTGGCGCCGCGTCATCGCGGTTCTGTGCGAGTGCAGGCGTCTGCACCGCTTCACGTGGAACATTGCCGGCGGCGACGAACAGGTCGCCGGCCGAGGCCTTCAGGGTCGCTTCCAGCTTGTCCCAGTTCAGGCGCGACACACCGGCATACAGTGCCGCGGCATAGGAATAGTTCTCGGTGTCTAGCGGCTCGTTGCGCACGCCGGCGTCGAGCTCGAACACCCGCACCGCGTAGCCGCGCACGAACTTGGTCACCAGGCGCTCGGCGATCAGGCCTTCGTAGTATTCGTCCGGCAGCCCGAGCGGGAAGTGCATGCAACCCGGGCCCGGTGCCAGGATCTTCAGGCGCCCATAGATCCGCGCCTTGCCGGTGTCGACCCCCACTGGCCACAACTGCACGCCGCCCTTGATCGTGACGCCGCGGTGTGTGACGTCCTGCGCCGAAGGTCGGCCCAAGATCGACTTGCCGGGCCGCGACACACCCTTGACTGCGATGTAGTTGCGGTGCCGGTAGCGGCGGCAAAAATCGTAGGCCGTCTGCGTGCGATAGCCGGTGTCAAACGCGGCGGCCACCACCTTCATCGGCACGCCGTATTCGTGCATGAACTTGGTCTCATGTAGGTACGCCGCGGCACGTTCCCACACTTCCGCCGATTCGGTGTCGCCGTGGATCACCTGGTAATCCACTAGCCAGGACTCTTCACCCCGGCCCCAGGCCTTCACCTTCACTTCGATCCGGTTCGCCTGGATGTCGGCGCCGGCGGTCAGCATCAGGCCACCGGCCGGCACGGTCTTCAGTGCGTAGCTTTCCGCGCGCGCTTTCAGTTCCAGCGCCGAGGCCTGGTCGCCGGTGTCGGCGTAGGCTTCAGCCAGCACGGTGTTGGTCCAGACCTTGAGCAGGAACTTGGTCGGATCGCGGTCGGCCTCGAGGCGCTTTTCCACCGCCTGCCGCCAGGCAAACCAGCCGACTGGCGAATACAGCGCATTGAGGTGATAGCCGCGCCGGCGCGACACCGGGTTCGCGGCAATCCAGCGGCCGCGCTCCAGCATTTCGGTTTTTTCGTACTCTTCGATGCGCGCCTGGCAGGCGCCGCATTCGTACCAGACATCGATCAGCTCGCCGGTGTCGCGCTCGACCGCACCCTCGGTCGAGGCCTCCACCTCATGGATCTCGCCGCTATCGGCCAGCGTGACTTCGTACACCTTGCGCGTTTCCCAGCGCATCTGGTCCCACACCAGCGTCTGCTCATGCCCGCAATGCGGGCAAGGCACGTGGTACTGCCGCTGGTCGGATCTCTCCCAGTGGCGCCAGATCTTCGAGCGGCCCTTCTCGGTCGGCGTCGAGGTGCGGAAGATCTTCTTGCGCACGAACGTATCGGTGCGCTTTTCCGCCAGCTCGTCGGCCGGGCCCTGGCCGTCAACGTCGTCCGGGTACTCGTCGACCTCGTCCTCGAACAGGTAGCGCACCGGCATCGACTTCAGCTCCGCCGCGCTGTTCGCCCCGGCGATCACAAGGACCCCGCCCGGGAACTCCTTCATGGTCGCCGAGTTGGTCTTGTCCCGCGAGCTGTCGCTGATCTTGCCGCGCAGGCTCGGTGTGGACTCGATCATCTTCGCCAGGCGCGTGCGCGAGCTGCGCTTGCCCGTGTTCGAGGTCGGCAGCACCATCATCGCCGGGCCCGGCGCTTCATCCATGATGAAGCCGATGAAGTTATTCCCGGTCTCGGTCTTCGACACCTGGGTGCCGGCGACGAAGGTCACCTCCTGGCACGGGTCGATCGGCGACAGCGCCTGCATGATCTCGCGCGTGAACGGTACGCGATCGGTGCGCCAGGGGCCCGGCTCCGCCGAGGTTTCCGGCGGCAGCACGCGCTTTTCGTCGGCCCACTGGTCTATCGTGCGGTCCGGATCCGGTGCGATCGCTTCCGCAAAGGTGATGCAGTCAAGCAGCCACGCGCTCGGCAGGCCCTCCGGCAGCGTCAGCGGTAGCATCGTTGGAGAGTTCACTCAGTACCCGCTTGATCTCGACGGTGAGCTGCTGATGCACCCGTGCCGGATCGCGCTCGGCCGCCAGGATGGTGGCCACGCGATCAGGAATGTTCAGCAGCTTGTCGCGCAGCATCCGGTAGCGGCGAAAGTTCGCCTCCCTGGCATCCACCGCCGGAACCAACAAGCCCAGGTCCTTCAGGTACTCCAGCTCGGCTTGCTTCGATCGGTATTGCTCAGTGCGTGCGCGATGTTCGAGATAGCCGTGCGGATCCTCCTTGCCTTGTTTAAACGCAGCGCCAGCAGCGGCCGACGCATCGCTCCCTGGGAACAACTCCCCGCCCCCAGATGGGCCAGGAGCAGCCGGCCTGCTCTCCTGATGGCCCTGACTACTTGTGGCGCTTTCGGATACATCGGCCGGCGCCTTCGCGGGGGAGGTATAAAGCGGCGCAGCGCCGGAGCGCTCCGCCTGTGTCGGATCCGTGTTGCCCTGGTACTCGCCCACCGCGATGCGCCAGACGACCCCCAGCACCTTGCCGGTGGCCGGGTCCCGCTTGACCGCAGTGATCCGCCCTTCCTCGATCGCCTGGATGATGGTCGGATGACTCCGGCCCACGCGACGCCCGAACGCGCGGATGCTCTCGATCTCATGGTCCGCTGGAAGCACTGGTAACCCCGTTACCGGTAGCTGCCCGGTCAATGGTAGGTCTGCGTGGTAGGTCCGGTAACTTTCACTGACTAGCGCTTTTCCGCGCTCTTCCGAT